ACCAATCTGCGTTGGTAGATGAAGTTACAGATGGGCCATCAAAGCCCAAATAGTATGCTTCTTGCTCGGCATAAGGAATCTTCTTAAGTGCTGACTCAAGAGGATAAGGCTCAATGTCCTTCCAATCGAATGGTTCCTTGTCTGGTGCTGATGGAATAAGTGTGTAATTGGTTTCAGTTCCCTGACCATTACGCTTCAACTTCCATAGTACGTTTGAGATGCTACCTGTTTCTAGTGCATACTCACGAATTGTATTGAATGATGACTGCTTGCTGATACCCATTGACCAGATTGCAACATATGGTGCTTCGATTCCATCGTCAACTAGTACGTTGCAGTAGAAGCGAAGACGGCCACGCCATCCTGCCTTTGGATCCTTGCGGTGCATTTCTTCTGCCCAGTCACGGCCTTCTGATTCCATTGTGTCTACAGCCTTGCGCTTGTAGTCCTTTGGATTTACGTGCTCCTTAACAACAAGTGCTAGTCCACGCTTTTCATTATAGTTTGCAGAGTCTTCATCGAGTTCTTCAATGAAACGAATCTTTACTGATTGACCATCTGCAAGTTTTAGCCACTTTACCTTTGGCCCGTCGTTTTCATACTTTGGCTTGTCGAGCAGGGCATTGATGTTCTTGAGTCCCTTTACTACGCTCATATTATTTCTCCTTTGTTTGTTATATTAGTTTAGCATAAGTGATATTGATTTGTCAAACTGAAACTCTAAATTTCTAAGTTCCTCATCTGGCATATCTCCAATATCCTTATACTGAGTATTTAATTTAATAACGGAAACACGAGTAGATAGTTTCTCAACGATCCTATCTTTCATATTTCCTCCCGCTTCATCGTTATCAGCAATAACAATGATGTTATTGAAATACTTCTGAAGCAATTCTATTTGTGTGCTTGATACATTTGCACCAAGTGTTGCTACTGCTGGAAGTCCCACTTGATCAAGCCTTATGGCATCAAAAGATGACTCCACTACATATACTCTATCAGATTTCTTGACTCTATGCAAGTTGAAAAGTGTTTTACTTTTTGGAAGACCTGGAGTATTTTTAAAATCTTTTCCTTCAATAGATCTACCAACAAATCCTAAAGGGATTCCGTCTGGGCTATGAATTGGTACAGTAACCATGTCCTGCTTTTCTGAATATCCTAATGAGAACTTTATGCAAGAAGGCTTTTGAATTTTTCTATATGAAAAATAGTTTTTTGCTCTTTCTGATGCTACCAAGTTATTATGTAATCTTTTAATGATTAACTCATCAAAAGTTTTATACTGCTCTTCTTTTACAAGAACCTTATCAATTTCTGTAGCAAGGTTAGTTAACTTTTCTTTGCTTTTTATAAATCTTGCAGACTCAAAGTATGTTCTTCCAGAGGTATGCATTACTAGTTCTATTAGGTCTGCAGATTTTTGACAAGAAAAACAAAAAAACATTCCGCTGCCTTTTTGAACTTCTCCTGCTGGTGTTCTGTGGTTATTGTGAAATGGACAAAATATCATAAAGTCTGCATCAAGTTCAGACTCTACGGTAATACCCGATCCTGTAAGGACTCGCTTGACTTGTTCTGCGGAATAAATATTGGAGTTGTTCCGTCTATTCCTGCTATCCATTCGCTTTTCCTCTTCCCTGCGTAAACTGCCTGTATCGATAATTCAAATTCAAAAAAGTTCTTTATCTCATTATACCCTATCGTGAAGTCTGGGTCAAGATCAATTCTTGGCACATAACCACTTAACTTCATTTCTGATATCAACAATCTTATATACTCATCTTTAAGTCTGCCGATCATAGAGTCGTCATGAATTATTCCATCAAGGTAAAACCTTTTAATGGTTTTATGATGGTATGAATCATAAGTGTTAGCACTCTTTTTTGACATACCATATTATAACTACTTATCTTCAAAGTCTTTATATCTGTAGTATCCCTTATCAAAATCACACTGAACTAAGAAATCACCCATAAACCCATTACGGTTCTTTCTAAATGCACACTCAATGATGTCGCTGTTGGTCCCACGACCTAGTGCAAGCACCCAGTCAGCATCATAAGCAATCTGTCTAGACCATGCTGTTTGACCCAGTGTAGGGACTGTAGAGAGGTCATTAACGTCATCTGGTGTTGCAGATGAGATAGCGATAATAGGGACTTCTTCACCAATTGCCATCAGTTTAAGTTCTCGTGAAAGGTTCTTCATTCGTACCGTTTCATTGTCTGACTTCTGATTAGGGGCCATCAACTGTAGGTAGTCAACGATAACAAAGTCTGGCTTGTACTGATCAATCTTACCACGAAGAACTGATGGATTAATCTCTCCACCCTGATCATTTGAGATGATATGGAACTCTGGTTTTCCTGCAAGATTATTTGCATGCCAATCCTTTAACATATCAATCTCAATTTCACCGTTGCTAATCTTACGGTGTGACCAACGGCCTTCACCCATGATGGTAAACACACGATTGCGAACTTCTGTCTCACTCATTTCAAGAGAGATTACCATTGGGCTCTTACCTTGCTTCCATGCTTGAACTGCAAAGTATAGAGCAAGCCATGACTTTCCAATTCCTGGATAAGCAAGGAATACTCCAAGTTGTCCTGGCATAATTCCAGAAGGAAGATAGTTATCAAACCCTGGAAGTCCAGTTTTAATTCCAGACAGGCCTAGCGCCTGCTGCTTCTTTACATTCTCAAAGTATGCAATAGCAGACTCAAGATCTGTTACATCAATGTCACGAATTGCTGCTGTGTTCTTTTTTAATTCTGAAGTTTTTGTAATTAATTCATTAAGGGCACCAGTTCCATTATTATTTTGAATCTCGCTTGCTGCGGATCGAATAATATCCTTTAGACTATCTGTAAGATATTCTCCCTGAAGTTCTTCAAGGTGGTGCTTGGTTGCTCCAACTCCTGCTACTGGCTCAAAGTCTCTAAACTTTTCTGTAACAAGTTCTGCAGGTGGAAGAGTAGAGTTGTTTTCAAAATATAGTCTAACAAAATTCCAGATATCACCATGTGTTCTTAAAAGATTGTCTACGTTGGCCTGCAGCAGCACGTGAATTTGTTTATCATTTAAAACAGCCGTAAGCAGTTTTGCCTCTGTATTATTCACTTAGCCACTCCTTTGCCATTCGTCTACGCTCTGCTCTCTCTTGGTCATCTTTAACTTTATCCTTTTGTGCCTGCAATATTTTTTCTGCATTGTATGCAAAGTAGTTCCATGACGGACTTTCTGCAACTGAAAAGTAGTACTCAAGTATATCGTAGCATCCTGGCAGTGTGTATGACTCTACAAGGGCATCTGAAGCCCACTGCTCTACATTTAGGTTTAGGGATGGCTTTGATTCGTACCTTGCGGTATGATACTTGCTGTATCTTGAAAGCAAAGCCATTCGGTCTTTGCGTTCTGCCATTATCCTTCAGCAGCCTCCGATTGGGCTTCCAGAATCTTTGCAGTTAACTTATCCTCTACAAACTTATAAACACGCTCAAATGCCTGGTCTGGAGTTTCTCCGTTACGTCGTGAATCAACAATGCCAAGGTCTAGTCTGAGTGATTGAAAGTTTCCTAGATTTAGTGTGTATCCAAGTGTAACAGATACCTTTGTGTCTTCGTTTTCCATTTTATACCCTTCGTTAAATAGACTCATTCCAAATTGGAACAAACCGTCCATCTTCAGTTCTTCTATATGTAAGTATACCATCGCCCATTCTTCGTGTCAACTCTTGCTTGCTGGGCGTAATATCGTTAGTTATTAACTTGTCTTTTCTTGGTCTACCAATATGGTATGAAGCAAGTATATCACGAATCTCTCTCACCTGGGATTCTGAATAGTATGACCTCACCTGAAAACCTCTTGCTCCGCCCTTTTGAGATCCAGTTGGAAAAGGTATAATTCCACGCTTCATTAGTGAAGGCATATATTTTTTATGACGATTAACCAAGTCAGCAGTCTGACCTACAGTGTATGCTCGTTCTCTTTTATTTTTAAAATCACTAATTAGACAACTTTCAATCTGGTCTTTATTTATATTATAAACAGACATTATTCCATTAGAATGATTGTAGTGATGGACTCTGACTAGGTCTCCGTTGAGAAACCAAACCTTTTTATTGCCCTGTATTACAGGTGACTCATTGTACTTTTCGCTCTCAATTGTTCCTTTTTTAGTAGCCATTGGCCCTCCTGAGAATTACTAGGTGGATGAAAAAATTTTCTTGACCCACAAAGAATGCAGTATAGTTCTAGATTATTTACTTCTGTGTACTGTCGATCTACAAGCATTCTTCCATTACATTTTTTACACTTAATCACGAGTTTGGTATACCAACTGCTATTATATTAATTCCCATTGTTGTTTCTCCTCCAAGATTGAACTTGACGGTTCCTTCTACCTTTGATGTTGTTATGCTATTGATAGTTACCGTAACATCTTTTCCAGAGTCAGTGACTCCTTTGTTAAATGCTGTGGCTGTTACAATTGGAGGATATCTAAATTCTTTTTCAAAATCATGCGACCACGGAATAGACGTTCCTGCTGTTTGCAATGAAGAAGGGGAAACTAATTCGTATCCACCAATCACACTTGCTTCGGATGTCTTTACTGTTTGTGGACCGTTTCTATCTGTATCAACTACAAGATATCCTCTCTTAGAAGGAGCAACCTGAGTGTAAAGTTCATTAATAGACTGAACAATTTGATAAATATATGTTACATCTAATGGTTGACCACGTTCTGGTAAAGGTAAAATTGCCATACTATAATTATACCAGACTCACTATTCCAGAATCATAAACCTCTAGATCATTGTTAAGTTTAGGACTAATTGATGATATCTGAGCAATAACTCTGACAGACTGCGTACCATTTTTTAAAAAAGAATAACTTTGTGATCCAGTAGATCCGACATAAGTTGGAACTGCCCCATCGAAACCTGCAAAAACATCATAAACTATCTGTGTTGAAATTTCACCAGTAGACCAGTTTGCAAACACACTATTTCCAATAGTGTTCACATCTCCTGGGCCAACCAAAACAGCCTCTGAGCCAGTAATAAATATCTTTGAGTATGCTGACTTTCTATTTTTGTCCTCTGAGACAATCCTAAATCTGACCACTCTTGCATTTGAGGAAGTTACTTTTCCAAGCAATTCCTTTTTAATAATAACATTTTTTATTCCTTTGTCTGCCATTATCCAACATCCAAAGAAAATCTAAACTCAATATAGTTTGTTGTATTTGCTGACTTTACAATTGGTTTTGACCCCACACTCTTAATAACAGAGTACCCTGTTAGGCCATAAAGAGAGTTCGTGGATGTTATGTTTTCTAGCCTTAAACCATCCAGGCATACATAAAACAAATCTGACGGAGACCCAGCCTCAGTTACACATGAGTATATTTTTACTGTAGCAACTTCTCTCCAGTCAAATCCGTCTGTCTTTTTTAAATCTCTTAGCGCTTTTCTTGAAACAACGTATCTGTTTAGAGCAAAATTTATTGTTTCTGATGCAGTTCCAGCAGAGTATGCCTGATCATCAATATCAATTTCGAGTCTGGCATATTCTAGGCTTGACTCTAGTCCAGGGTGAGAAAACTCTATCAAAATTTTTACATTGTCTGGAACTGTATTTGAGTTAGCAACCTTGTTTACAACAGAGAATGCAAATCTTAATTCATCAAGAGGACTATTTTTTGTAAAATCTACTGATGTTTCGTTTAGTCTTATATAGTTTGATCCAGATCCTACCTGAATGCTTCCTGATTGGTCAAGTGTAAGGGTAGAAGAATCACCAACCATTGCGATTATGTTATTTAAAAATCTACATCTTTCATTTCTTGCCACTCTGTCTGACTGCGTAAATATTCTGTTGTCTGCATTAGTTGCAAAAACACTTAGAGTTTGATTAATAATTCCATTATCGGAGTCTCCATCTAATGGGGTATATACAGGTTCTATTTCTACGGCTGGAGATCCAACAGCCTGGTACAACCAGTTATCCGTATCTGCAAAAGAATAAATGTTTCTGCTATCAAATGATCCAGCAACTGGATTTCTTGCAGCAGAGAATATCCCAACCTCTGTTATCTCATATCTTTCTTCTGTTGGTAGTTCTGCTGTTAGGACTACCTTGTCAATACCGTTTTCATTAACGAAACCTCTAGAGATAATTGGTACACGAAACATCTCAAAGTCTAAAGACTGCTTCAAAGAGTAGTCTCCTAACTGCCCATCAGAAGCCACAGGATTGGGTCCACAGCCTACAGCAATGTGTGAGGCATATGATTGCGTCTGTCCTACAAGATACTTGGCTAAAAGATTCTTACCTATATTAGTTATCATTAATTGCTCCCATTGTATATTGTATCATTAAAAATCTCTCCACTAGAAAGAACCTGAATCTCTGCTTGTTCATTTTCCTTAACATTAACTAGATTAATAACCAAGTCTCCAGTTATCGGATCTATGTAGACTGCCTTACAGTTTGGAGTTTTCGTCCACTTAGTTTTATCTTGTTCTCCTGGATTGTTCTCTGGTGGAGATATATCATATCCAGTTCCACAAACTGGCAAATGATCAAAAATAGATAATGACAAAGACTTAAAGTATGAGTCAGACGACTGTAGCCTTAAAACATTGTTTGGATTATACTGCAAGTATAGGTCTGTTAAATTTTTAATTGGTGAATATGTTACCTTTTGACCATTAACCAAATCATGTCTTGAAATGGTCGCAAGTTCGTACCCACCTATATCCTCAAACACTAAGTCTGTCATTGTTTCAATAGACATAACCTCATCCCCAAAAATGATCAGGTCTGGTGTTGCAATCTTTATAGAAGAGTTGTCTACTTCTACCATTGGGTCTGGCAATGCTGCTGTTGCATCGGTTGCGCCATTAATTGGGCTTGACATTATACTACCTCGCTTAAAAATACTGTCATCTCTGGTCCATCTGAACTTCTTGAAAACTCAATATTGTACACAACAAATCTGCTTGCTGAATCTGATGCCATGCTTATTTCATTTTCCTTATAGTCTAGTGTAACTATGTCACCAAGTTGTATTGTTGGTATTGAGAATATTTTAACACCAATAGACTTTCTTGGCTTTGTTGTTTTTTCAATCATCCACTTCATCAGGCTTGATGCCTCATCTTGTGACTGAATGTATGGTGTTTCTAGTGTAAAATCTTTTTTACCGTAGGTCATTCTGCTGAGTTTGATGTCTTGGTAATCTTGTTTAAACTTGAAAGGATTTGAAAGTAGTTTGTCTGCAACAAACTGTGGGTTTGATTCTGTACTATTATTTTTAAAATACTCGTCAACTGTTAGATTATTGTTAGACTGCTGAGTAAAAGTAATTCCCTGAATTCTCAAATAGTTTCCACTTGTTTCGTCTAGGCTGAGTGCAGTATCCGTTGCGTTAAATATTAAAAACTCTGCACCGTAAGATCCTGCCTTAAACCCAGAAATAACATAGCCCTTCATTTTATTAAAGGTTGGAGAGATCTTTGCTGTCAGGGCTGGATATGCTTTATCATATTTAAAATTAAATGCTGCTGCTTCTCTCATTATGCTTCCAAACTCTTCAAAGTATATTTTATACTTTGGAGGTTCTGAAGATCCTACGCCAGATAAATACGTGTTTTGTACCAAACCACTTATAGCATATTTTCTAAATGATTCGTTTGCATCTATTTCTTCATCCCCAAATACTGAATTTACTGGAGCATCCAAAGAGAAGGATGTGTTCTGAGAGTAGTTATTTGATAAGGCATAGACATTTTCAAACATTGCTCTTGAAGAGCCTCTTGTAAATAATGCAAGATTGGAGTATGCTGGTAGAGGCTCTGTATCATCAACTGTCTTGATCATCTTACCATTAATGTATAGATAAAATCTACGGGTCTGCCCTATGTCTTCATACTCAACTGCTAGATCATATACAGTTGGATTTTCTTCAGCAAACATTCTTGACTGGCCAGTAAATCTTCCATCATCTACTGTAATTTTAGCAAGACCATCATACAAGACAACTGGAACTGCTTTTCCATTATTTGATTTTATCTTGTAAAAGAAAACATTACTAACGCTTTGTCTGTCTTCTTCTGACAAACTATCTAGTCCAAGCGCAGCAATTTCAAAATAATATCCTACATTTGTAGCAGTATTCAACATCACTGCGATACCAGCAGACCCACCAGTAACATTAATATTCTTGTCTGGAGTAGATCCATTAACCACATAAAGATTAAATGCTCCATTTGCAGTTTGCCCTGAATCCTTGC